GAAAGCTCTGTTTGGACAAACAATGGCCGGCGCCTGGAAGACGCTAGTCGTTGATTGCCCCTGGTTCGTACAGCCCAAGACACCTCCCATTTACTATGGGAAGGGCCAAGGTATGGGTACAAAAGCTAGTTTCGCAATAGCGCAACTAACTGACCTTATCTTTTTAGAGTTTTCTCTAAGTGAACTCTATCCAGATAATCAAAATCCATACTTTATGAAAGTCGGAGATGACCTAGTCATCGAAGATCCTCAGATGTTAATTCACGAGAGGTACGAAGAAATAGGAGTCCCAATAAACCTATCTAAGAGTAAGTTCAAAACTTCTCTAGGGATGTTTACGGAATTTGTTTCCAGAAATTCATGGAATAATTCAGATTATTCAATAATTTCTCCAGGGCTAGTTTCTAAGTTCATTAGAAACGACCATTACGGTCCTACTTTATACCATCATATGGTACAAAGGAAGCCTAACATTTCTTTCTCAGAATTATTCATTATGAAGAAAGATTTTCTCTTAGCTAATAGTAAACTACCAGCGGAGAAGTTAGAAGACCGGATAAATACAGTTCTCAAATTGACAACTGTAATTGACTTAGTCGCCCAATCAGATTTAATACCTGACAAGGACGAACTATGGAACAATGATTCTTTAGAGGTGAAAATCACCTTTTTGAAGAACATTGTTCTTTCCACACTAGGTAATATCGTTTCTTCAGCGTCACAGACAATGAAGGACCGAGATGCCCGTATCGCAATAAGTAAAGCAAATTTGCTTCTTGATAGGTACAACCTTGATAACAAAGCTTTTAGACTTTTAGATTTTATATTATCGAATAATATGAGTCTTGAAGATGCTGCTGCGGCGACAACGACCTTGCCTTTGTCCCGTAAAAGTAGAGCTAATTATGAACGGGGAATTCGAATCGAATTACCTGAACTTAAACTCCTGTTACCAAGTGATAATGAGTTGAACGTGTTGGTTACCGATTCTGAAGTATTAAGCTTTATACTTAACATTCAGAATAAGCAAGATCAGA